AGTTATTATTTATAGCTAACTGCTATTTCTTTAGGTTACATGATATAAATATAAGTGTCAACTATTTATTTTACATATTTAATTAAATATTAATAAATTTTATTAATTTGTACATTTTTGACCTAATTATTTTTACATATAAATTAATATAGTGTAATTTATTAAGTTGACAACCTAAATATTTATTATAGATTAAATTTAACTTTAACTTTTTCTATTAAAAATGAACAAAAATGAATTAAAGAAACTAAGAATTGACATTGTAGTTCGCTGGAAGAGGCGTTTGGAAGGTAAAAATATCAGTGAAATCTCAAAAATGTCTGGAATAAGCAGAGCTTTCCTATACCGTGCAATGAATGGAGCTTCAATGCCTAGCCTCAAAACTATAAATAAAGTGGAGGAGGCTATAAAAAATTATGAGCAAGAAACTAAGAGAATTGAAGATATCTATAGAATGCATTTTAGATTGATTGATACTCCAAAAGGGAAAGATGATGCATCCGTATATCACATCACTGACTATAATGTTCATGTAGTTCCTGATAATCTTGAAAATATTGAGGGTGGAGTTTATGTTCTAAATGATTTTGAGCCAAAAAACCTTAAGCATATAAAGAAACAATGTTTTATTTTGAAAAATACCAAATTTCACGCGCCTAATTTAGAAACTATTGAGGGCTTTCTTCTCATTCAAGAAAATGTTATTTTTGACGCTCCAAAGTTAAAATATATAGGGGGTAATATAACTATAAGGCATGGCACAATATTTAATTGCCCAAACCTAGAAGAGGTTGAATATATAGATTTAGATTATATTGACGACGATGATTTAAAAATAAAATTAGGTAAATTAAGGAAATGATATATTTTATTAAAAATCTTCGCAGATATTCAAAAAATTGCGAAAAATTAGACAATCTAAGAAATCTTCATAATCAGATTAAGGCTTTGAAAAAGCAGATTGCTATTAATCAGCGTATAATTGATTTACAAAATAGTTTTATAAAGCTAAATCAAAAGAAAATTGATTTAAGTCAGGAAATTTTTAATAGGATTAATATAAAGATATTAACGAAATGAAGAAAATGACTAAAAAGAATCCAAAAGGAGCTGGAGGAAGACCGACTTTAATGACTGAATCTGTTGTTGCTAAACTCAAAGAGGGGTTTGCACAAGGTTTTAGTATTGATAACGCTTGTATTTGGGCAAATATATCACCAAATACTTATTATGATTATTGTAAGATAAATCCTAAGTTTTCACAGTATTGTAAAGCTCTACAGAAAAAACCCTTGATAAAATCAATAGTTGTAATCAATAAAGCCTTGGATGAAGGCGATGTTTCAACCGCAAAATGGTATGCTGAAAGGAAAGGAAAAGATGAATTTAGTTTAAGAAATGAAATTACGGGTGAGAATGGTGATCCTGTGAGAATAGTATATATTGATAAAGAGGAAAAGGAAGCCTACGAGAAACATATCTACGAAGTAATTAATGGACCTGAAAATAACGAAAATAACGAAAAATCTTAACCCTTGTAAATAAAGGGGTGAGACAGGTTGCCGCATCGCACCAAGACAAAATAAAATTAAAGAAGAGAAGAGTATGAATAATATAAAGAAACTGGAAGATTTAGGATTTAGGATTTCAGAATGTTCTATTGAAAAAATTAAAGTAGCAGGATTTAAGAAGAGACTTAAGTTCACCATGATATTGGAGCAGGATAGCAATAATTCACAAGGCAATATACCAGAAAAAACATTAGAACGAGTTGGCAACAATATCCTTAAAGCTTTACGGATTTTATATTAATGGAAATTAAAAACCCTCCCTATTTCGGCAAAATACTTCACGAAAAAGGGTTTAGAGTCTGGTTTTTATATATGTTCAAGCTAATTGAAGGAAGAAAATTTATTGAAGAAAAATTACACGATGATTTATTCCAATTAATTCAAGATATTTACGATCTAAAATCTCTAAGAAATTCTATTGCCATTCCGCCACGATCCGCTAAGACAACAATTGCAAAATATTTCATTGCCTACTCATATGCAGTAAATCAAAGGTGCAATTTTATCTATACCTCATTTTCTCAAGATTTATTAACTGACATATCTAGATCACTGGCTACAATTCTTAAACATCCTGCTTATTTAGCGATGTATAATTTCACGACTGAAGAAAGCGAAGTGATGGATGATCCAGTAGACGAATTCTGGAAAGATTATTTATTTCAAGATCAAGGTAAGGCAACTTATTCTAGCAGAAAAATCATCACCAAAGAAGGAGGCGTGACTTTATTCGCTTCTGTTGGTTCGGCTATTACGGGGTTTGGTTGTGGAATTAGAGGAGCTAATAAATTTAGTGGATGCTTAATAATTGATGATGCGAACAAACCAGCTGATATTAGATCGGCACTTATGAGAAACAAGGTCCATGAATATTTCACAACAACATTATTATCTAGATTGAATGATAGCAATATTTCTATCATTAATATTCAACAAAGATTGCATTTAGAGGATTTAACGGGATTTCTAGAGAAGATTTATAATTTTAGCGTATTAAAGAGACCCCTGATAATTGATGGAGTTTGCCAACTTCCAAGCCAATATACGCCAGAAAGAATAGCAGAAATTCAAATTAATCAATATGCTTTTACGTCTCAATACCAGCAAGAGCCTACCCTTGAAGGCGGAAACTTATTTAAGTTAGAAACGATAACTCAAATAAATTCTTATCAATTACCAACTAGCTACGAATGGAGATTTATCACGGCTGATCTAGCTTACAAGGACAAGCAAACCAATGATTTCGTTGTTTTTTCTTATTGGGGAGTTAGAAAGGAATTAGTTAATCAGATCGAGCGGAATCATCTATATTTAATAGATGTCAGAAGAAAGAAGATAAACTCTGTCGAGGTCGAAAGATGGATTGATGATTGGATAAAATCTAAAATAAGTTATGGGTTTAGATATATTTGGATTGAAGATAAGTCGCACGGCATCTATTTAAACCAGTTATACAGGAAGAAAGGCTACCCAATACCAAGTGAAGAGACAATAAAGGAGATTTTGCCAAGAGACACAGATAAGGTAACGAGAGCAAATAATGTGATCCCCTGCCTTGACAGCATAACTCCAAACTTGTTTTTTAATAAAGATATTGACAACTATGATGAGTTGTTGCAAGAATTTCTTAGCTTTAATAATTCAAGGCATGATGATTTTGTTGACACTATGATAGACGCGATCAAAATAGCACTGTTTAAAGAAGACCCCGTTACACAATGGAAAAGGATTTTAAAATAAAATGCAAATAAGAGATATTTTTTTAAAGAAGAAAAAAGAATCAGAACCAAATAATACTCAAAAGATTCAAGTTAGAGATGGCTTTGAAATGATGTACGGTAAGGCTAACCAGTTACAGAATAGTAAGGATGTCTTAAAAAATTCAACATTTTCAAGAACAATTAGGCTTAATGAGCAAGTTTGCGAGAATGTCTTTTTAGAATCATGGGTAGGAAAAAAGATTGTGCAGTTGCCAGTAGAAAGGGCAATGATGAGTGGCATAATGCTTGAGATGGATAGTGAAGCTGATGAGAAGAAGATATGGCAAGCCTATGAAGATTTGGATGTAGAAAATCTAATTAGAAAAGCTCAAATATCGGCTGATATTTATGGTAGCTCCTTAATTCTTCTAAAAGATGATACCAAAGATAGTATGAATGTAGCTGGTGATTTCAAAAATCTTGAGATGAAATTAATTGAATACCCTTTTTATAGTATACAACCTTCTTCTCAAGACACTTATGAAGCAGGTATTGTAACATTTACGAATCTAGGAATTTCGGTAGATCAATCATTTGTAGTACCATTCATTGGCAGTAGTGTTGTAAAAAGACTAAGTCCAGAATATAAGTACTATGGGATGAGTGTGTACCAGAATCTTTGGAATACAATAATAAACGATAGTGTGATAACAACGGCGGTCGCAAATATTACATCCAGATCATCAATAAGACATTATAAGCTTGATGGTTTAAAAGATTTAGTTTTAGCGGGAGCAGAGGATGTAGCCTTGCAAAGAATTGGAATTATAGAACAAAGTATTGGTATATTTGGATCGGCTGTTATGGACTCAAAAGATGAGCTACAAATAATTGGTCAAACTCTTAATGGGCTAGCTGATATAGATAAAAGATCGGCAGAAAGATTAAGTTCTGCTTCTGGAATTCCAGCAACTGAATTACTAGGAAAATCACCTGATGGTCAAAATTCAACTGGTAAAGGCGATCAAAAAACGATGATAAATTTTATAAAGACTTATCAAAAGAAGATGTTGCCTTCTATAGTAAAAATATTTGACGCATTGGCTTCTCATGTGGGCGTAGCAGATAAAAAGAGAAAAGTTTATTTCAAAAATCCACACGAAATTGATGCAGAAGAAAGACCTAATTATGATAAAGTAGTGATAGAGAATGCTAATACCATGCTTAATTCTTTGGGGCTTTCAGAAGATGTAGTAAGAGGCTATCTATTGAGCCATCAGATAATTACGCAAGAACAGCACGATAAAATTACTTTAGAGACAGAACAATTTGACAAAGTTGATGAAACTGATACCGCCAAAGACGAGTAAAGCTCTTGAAGTTCAATATTTCCGCTATTTATTGAGCATTTTATCAAAAATCAACGACACTTTTAACAGTATTGTATTGCCTGTTGTTAAACAACCAGAAGAAATTCAAGATAGCCAATTATTATCGTTAGAGGACGCTTTAAAGGCATTTGAGCTTAAGGTAAATTTGAGTGTGCCACCAAAAAAGATCAAGAAAATTGCAAGTGATGTAACCAACAGGAATGTCAAAAGAAATAAGAAAGTCTGGCGAGATAAGTTAAATCCTTCGTATTTTGGCGTTAATATTGCAAAAAAATTATCTTTTGAAGGGGAGCAAGATTATATCAAGTCCAGAATTAGCACCAACACTATCTTGATAACCAAGATGAAAGATGAATATATGGACCAACTGAATGTGCTTGTATTGAATAAGTACCAGAAAGGTACTACTAACAGACAATTAGCGAAGGAATTAGAAAAACAATTTGGGATCAACAAATCCAAAGCCAAACTAATCGCTAGAAATGAAACGAAGAATACCAACACCCAACTAAATAATAAGCAGGCTCTTTCTTTAGGTTTTTCTAAAGCAATATGGCTTGGTAGTGAAGATGAAAGAGAGCGAGAGCAACACAACAAGCATAATAACAAAGAATATGCTATTGGCGTTGGACTGCCTGACGGAGATGGTGGCAAAGAACAACCAGGCGATGCAATCTTGTGTAGATGCACTTTTTATATCAATGTTTAAAAAATAGTTTGACTTTGTGAAAATAAGATTTATAGATTTGAAATTAAACAATGATTACTCTAATTAAATTATGATTATTCAAGATCAAATAATATTTGATGGTGTTACCAAGAACGCGACAATAATGCGTGATGGTATTTACCATTATTTAGGTCGCGAGGTTGGAGATTTTCAGAACCCTAGTAAGATAGTTAGAGTTTTTAGAGATAGATCAGAAATAGAGAAGGCTTATAAAAGATTTCTAGATTTACAAAGAATTCCATTAACGGTTAATCATCCAAAAGACTTTATAAGTCTTGAAGATGAAAATTCTTATAATCAAGGAATAGCAATTGATCCATCTACAAAGATGGTAAAGGATTTCAAGGTATTAAATTGTAGAATTGATTTAAAAGATCAAGCTCTAGAGTATTATAGCCAAGGAAAAAAGGAGCTATCCTGCGGTTGGAGTGGTAGTTTTTCCAAAGTAGAGCATAGTGATTATGATTATACCCAACATTTTGAGGATTTTAATCATATAGCTATTTTACCAAATGGACGAGGTGGATCACTTTGTTCCATAACTGATAATAATTTAAACATTTTAAACATGGATATTGACGATTTGAAATTAACAATAACAGACACTATTAAGTCTGTGTTAGATGAATACGCTCCTAAGAAAAAGAAAAAAGCTAAGTCCCAAGAAGGCGAAGAAGGTGAAGAAGGCGAAGATTTAAAGAAGAATAATGATGAGTTGGTTGAAAAATTAGCAACCGCCATTCATTCTTTAAAATCTGAACAAGTTGAACAAGTTAAAGAAGTTGATGAGGTTGCGATTAAAGATGAAGCAGTAAAAGAAACAATCAAAGACTTTGATTGTGTTCTTAAAGCCATTGAAAAAGGAGCTATTGAGGTCAAGGATTGCTTGGGCAAATCACCTTTGGAAATTAAAAAGCAGGTTGTAAAAACTATTGCTAAAAAAGAAATTGAAGACAGCAAAATTGATGCTTATTTCGATATTTCTCTCGAGAATTTTAAACATCCTTCTTGGGAGAAAAAAGCAAAAATTGTGGACCAAGAATCTGAAAAGACTCTTGTCTCACTAATTAACAATATTAACTTTTTAGATAAATAATAATTATGACATTCCAAAATATACCATTACAAAATGGTGTTGATTTTTATGGCTCGGAAATTTCTGGGGCATTCTTAACATCAGTCCCGCACAATATTGATACATTCAATTTTGGCGTTAATGTGCTTGATAACACCAAATTATTATATGGTAGACCAGTAGTATACGATACAGATGGCGGCGTTAAAATACCAGTAGCTTTGCAAACGGTGCAAGAGGATATTGCTGGATTTATACCTTACAAAAACGGCGGAATAATGGAAGATGGAGGCTTTAGAAAAGGCGGATTATACACTTCTGTTCCAGTTTTAAATTTTGGCAGAATATTTGTTCCACTTAGTGCAGGAGTAACTCTACGCGTAGGCGATATACCATTTTTGAATCTTAACCCAGGCCCTGATTTTAATACTATCAAAGGCGAACCACTACTATCATCACCATTCGAGATAAATTTATCTTTTATCGCTTCAGTAGCTGAAGATTCAAGAAATGGTGTTGTTGCTTTAACAATTAAACAATATTTAAAATAAAATGGAAAACGGAAAAATTTATGACGCCGAATCGGCAGAATTACTTGTAAAAAGTTTTAGCGAATGCGGAGTTGATGTATTAAAAAAAGGCAAAACTATCCTTGATACTAATACCATAGCTCAAGGTGGTATGTATTTAGAGCAACAGCTAAGAGTTGTTATGCCTAGAATACTAGCTCAAGTAATTCCTGATTTATCCCTTCTTCGTTTTATTTCAGTTGATAATTCTGGCGGTTTGGGTCAAACTATTATTCAAAGAGCGGAATCATTCAACGGAGAATTCAAAGAAGTTAATGAAATAGCTTCTAACAAAGGTGTGATCACTGTTAATAGAAACGCCAAGGAATTACAGATCAAAGAATATGAAGCGGAGTCGGCTTATTCTGACACGGATATAAGAAGATCTATTGTCTATGGTGAAAATCTTGACACTTCGTTGATGTATGCAAATGATAGGATCTACAGACAATTTCTTGACAAAGTAGGTTATATTGGATTGCTTGACAGCAAGAACAATATTGTTAATCCAGGTATTTCTAAGCTTGATGCTGTTATTAATCCAGACAATATTCTTACTTCTGCCAACACTTTTGCGAATTTAAGTGGTTTAGAAATTTATGCTGAGATTGAGACTCTATATAACAAAATGTTTGGATTAGCTGGAGGTTCTAGCGAATTGATACCTAATGTTGTAGTAGTTCCACCTAAGCAATTTTCAAGATTGACAACTGGGTTGCCAGTAGGCACCGCACCACAATTAGCAGTTAGCCTTACAGTGAAAAATTTAATTGAAACTAATCTAGGAATTAAGATATATTCATCTAAAAACCTAGAAGGTGCAGGTGTTGCTAACGCGGATAGATTGATTATGTTAAATAATAGCATGGATAATCTGTCTTTTATACTTCCTGAGCCGTTACATTTTGCTCCAGTATTTATTAAAAATTTCCACTACACTATCGCCTCTAAATGTAGAGTAGCTGGTATTTCTTTTAATAGAAGAGAAGCACTTGGTTATTTAGACGGAATTTAATAATATGGGGGTGTAAAAACCCCCTTTTTTTTATAGAATCATGGCTACAAAAAAGAAATCACCAGTAGTTGAACCAGTAGAAATTACCTCTACTGAAATTAGGATAACAAGCAACGAAAACCTTAATTTTAGAAACTTTAAAATTCTTAAAGGTGAAGAAATTATAATTTCTGATCAAGTTCTAGACAAATTAGTTAGTGAAATTCCTAATTTAAAAACTTTGATCTCAAAAGGAGTTTTGGAAATTGTCAAATAAATTAAAATCATTCATACTTGCCAACAAAACTATTGAGCAAATAAGAGATGATTTTAGATTAAAATTTCCAGTGTTTGCCTCGCTAGCTGATGCTACTTTGGATATGTATATTGAATTATCCTTTTGTGATGTCCCCGCTGGATTTATAAACTGTGGATTTGACTGTGCTTATCAAGCTTTTCTATACGGAATTGCTCATAATCTCACTTATTTTAATGCTCTTGGCGGAAATGCTTCTATCCCTCAAAATTCTAGAATTGTTAGTAGTAAATCGGCGGATGGATTAACTATTTCTTATGAAGCAATCAACACTCCAGCGAACACTCCAGCAAATATATATAATTATTTTAGCACCACTCCTTTCGGTAGGCTATTATTATCATTATTAGATACTTGTGGTTTGACTAGTTCTTGCGGGGGATTTATTGCATGAAAACAAAGAATCCAGAAGATTTATTTAGGAAACTAAGGAAAACGATAAAAGAGATTAACAATACTAAGCTAAAAATAGGCGTACCAAAAGAAGAATCAACAACCGATGAAGAGGGAGAAACTGTCTACTTGGCGGATATAGCCTTCGTAAATAATTATGGTTCTAAGAGCAAAAATATTCCAGCAAGACCCTTCGGAACAACAACCGTGCCACGATACAGAGGTAAGATTAATAAAGTTGTTAAATTGTGGTTGGGAGATGCAGTAGAAGGAAGGAAGGGAGTTGTTGATGCTTTTGATAGAATAGGATTTACAACCGCTGGTTTCATGAAAAAGAACCTAACACACGGCGAATGGAAGGGTAATGCTGAATACACAATTGAAAAGAAAGGAAGCGATCAACCTCTAATAGACAAAGGAGACTTAAGACAATCAATAACATGGATAACGGAGAATAATGTCAAATGATGATTTATTAAGTGAATTCTTAGATGATTCTTATTTTAAGTCTACGCTAACCTTGGTTACAAAAACTACGATTATAGTTAAAGGAAGGGTTGAAGAAACTGGAGAGATTGAAACTGAAATTGATGGTATTATTCAAAATATAGCATCCCAAGATTTGATAAATCAGGGATTAGGTCAATATGCAAATTCGCAACATTTGATAAATCAGGGATTAGGTCAATTCACTGATAAATTATGCTACTCACTTTTTATAAAATTAGTGGTTGATAAATCTAAAAATAATTTTATTAGGTTTGAAAACAAGCTCTTTAAAATTGAGAAAGTCTATCCTTGGAATAACTATGGCTTTAATAAGTATATTATATGTCAATATAATGATGAGGTGCTAAATGATAACTAGCCAGCAATTGTCTGATAGAATTTTTGATTTCTTTGATAAAATTTTTGCAGATAACAAAACAGATTTTGGATTTAATGCTGATTCTTCTTTAGCTTTTAAAGAAGACAGGCAAAATAACGATATCAGAAGCACGGATCAGACAATTCTTTTTTATAGGATAGAAGAAACCCATCCAATTGGTAATACTAATACTTCTTATAGCAGAGGCTTTAATAGAGATACAAAAAAAGAAAATCTATTTACAATTGAACAGGTAAATGTTCTAATGAATATTCTAAGCAAGAAAAAAGGAATGGCAAAAGATGCTATGAAAGCTTTTTTTGTGTATATTCAAAGCACAAGAATTTATGAAGCTACTTATGACTTGCCTTTTAATTTATCACTGATTAATTTAGAAAGAATGCCACGAGATTTAACCGCTCTTGAAGAAGGTGCGTGGGTTGAAAGAATGGAATTGACCATAACATTTGTTTATAATGATATTGTCGAAATTGGAGATATAAAATTTACCTTGACACCTTCTGTTGTTGAAGATGTTAAGGATATTATAAAATTTGAAACTATTGTAAAAAATGATAACGATTAATATTAAAAAAATTATTGATGTACAAAGCATCCTGCCAACACCTGCTCAAGGGAGAAGGAATTTCGCAAATGCAATAGTTATTCAAAAAGGTAACGGATTCGCTGATACGGTTAGGAGCTATAGTTCTTCTGATGAAGTTTTAGAAGATTTAGGTAGCAACAGTGAGGCTTACAAGTGTTCTTTAAAATATTTTGCAGGTGGATTTTTAGGAATTAAACCAACGACACTATTTGTTGGCTTGGTTAATAGAGACGGATTAACCAGTTCAACTCAAGGCTTCTTTACTTCTGGGGATGTTACTGGAAATTTAGCAAATTTTCAAGCTGTAGCTGATGGCAAAATCAAAATTTCTAAGGATGGATCAACTCCTATAAACCTAACCAACATTGATTTTACCGACACTGACAACTTTGAAAGTGTCGCCGCAGTTTTGCAAAATGCAATAAGATTAGCTGGTAGCATATTTAGAAATATTGTTGTCTCTTTCGATGGAACTCAATTTATATTCACTAGTGAAACTTATGGGGCAGATTCAGAGTTTGAAATAACACCATTAGCAGGCACAGGGACAGATTTAACAGATGCTGATCTACTTAATGGTGGAGTTGTTACCACTGGAACTAATGGAACATTGGCTAATGTTATAAGTAACTTTACAAGCGATAATAGGTATTATCATACTATATTATCTAATGATTGGAACGATCAGGAGAAATTAGAATGGTCAGGTTCAATAGAAGCTTCTAGCAGAATTAAATACCTTCTTTGGATTTTAGATACTAACAGCACCGCCGCTAATTCTGGCGTAAGTAGTGATTTTAGTAGTATTTCCAAGACCCTTTTTGATAGGAAAGTTAGCAGAACAGTAGTTACATTCGACTTCACTGATGCCGACAGAAAGCAAGCATCACTTCCAAGTTATTTTGGAATTGTAGATTTTACAAGTGCAAGACCTCTTGGCTCTCTTGCTTATAAACAATTCGCAAATATCTCTACGACAGAACTTACTGATAGTCAGTTTGACAATTTGATGTCTAAAAATGTTAATTTTTACACAACTTATGGAGAAACTGGACGAGTTATAGCTTATCCTGGAAGAGTCCCAAATGGTCAAGATATTAAGACCATTATTACTGGTGATTTTATTGATTACAATATGACTTATGACATATTTGATCTTATGATAACTTTACCAAGCATTGGTTATACAAGAGACGATTTTGCATTATTGCGTCAAGCAATGACGATAGCTCCGATGCGTGCTCTTAGTGCTGGAATGATTGCTGGGGGGACAGACAGAGATACTGGGGAAGTATTAAGAAGTGGCTTTAAAATAACCATTCCGCAACCCGAAACAATATCGCTTGCCGATAAGAACGAAGGAGTTATTAAAAATATAACTACAGTCCTTCTATTGAAAGGCGTGGCAATTAAATTCGTAATTACTAACACTTTAAAATTATAAGATATGACATTAGGCGTAGTTAATTTAACCAATTTTGATCTGACAATAACTTCTCTTCAATTTGGATCTATTCATCTAAGAAATTATGGTGAAAATGGGATATCTGCTCAAATTGCAGCTTTAGACCCTAATCTTTACAATGAGAAATTGGGGGCTTTTGGTGATTTAATGGTTAATAAAAATTTTAAAGGCGTCAATAAGTTGCTAACTTTTAGAATTTTAAGAAATAGCCCCGACTATGTCAAAATGCAACAAATTGTAGCGGCTGAAGAAGCTGGACAAACTATATTATGTACAGTAAATGCACGAGACTCCTTAACAGAAGAAGAATACATCTCTTTGCAAGCATTATTTAAAAATATTGCAGATTATCAAATGGGATGTGATACTGATGCTGATGTTGAATACACAATATTAATGTCTTCAACCGTTCATATCCCGCCAAAGAATGATGTAATAATAAATAGTATTTAATATGAATCTCGAAGAAATTAGAAAAAAAACTGAGGAAAAAGCTAAAAGATACGAGGAAAAAGGAGTTGCTGATAAGGAATTTATAAGACAATTGGAGGGCAAGCAATTGAAGATGTGGTTGCCCTCTAGTCTTTTTGACCAACAAAAGATGATAACATTAGCATTAGAGGTTTATCATAAAAGCGGAAATTACATAGAAGAAGAGTTAAGACATGTTAAGGAATATTCGTTGATGGTTTTTAAGCATACAAGCGTAGAGGGAAAGATTATTGATCCTGAACTCTACACCTATGCTGATCTTGAAGCATATCCATTACTTTATTGGGTGGAGTTATTAAGCCCTTTATTTTCGTGGGGAGAGGCAAGATCAAAAAAACTAATTCTGGAATAGAAAAACAAATCATCCAAAAATTGGGAATACCTAGTTTTAATTTTTCCTTCCTTTCCCCCGTTATTCGTGGCTATATTAAATATACTGATCTTTTGAATGGAAATTTGACCTTGTTTGATATTCGTAAAATGAACGAAGCAATATCATATCTGGCAGAATCAGAAAAAATTGTAAGTGAATTATATGGTAGCAAAACTCGGTGATTTCTTAATAGACATAAATACTTCGGTAAATTCTAAGGGGATAACTTCTCTTGCAAAGTCTTTGGGTTCTTTAACTTTTGGTGCTTTAAAATTTGCGACAGTTCTAGGTGGTGCAACCTTAGCGGCAGGAGTAGGTTTGACTAAATTTGCAATAAATGTTGTTGACGAAACGGCAGAACTGGGCAGATTAGCAAAAGATTTAGGAACAACAACAAATTTCCTAGAGACTTTTACCAGATCATTTGAAAGAATGGGAGCTGGTGGCGATGAGGCAATAAGCACAATAAAATCATTAAAAAAAGAAATTGAAGCATTTAAGGTGGGTCAAGGTAGACCTGAAGCTTTTGGTATTCTGGGCATAAACATCCAAGATTTAGGGGATGATGTCGGGAAAAACTTTGATTTAATCAGAAGAAGATTTAATGGGCTAACGGCGGCACAACGGCTATATTTCGTAGATCAAATAGGTTTAGGGGAAAAAACCGTAAGAATGCTTCGCCTGACAGACAAAGAGTATAAGAATCTTCTAAAATCATCAAGTAAAATACCTTTAGCGACTACCGAACAAATCAATAATTCCGAGATTGCAAAACAGTCTTTTGTAGAGCTGAGTCAAACTTATGGAGCAGTCAAAAGAAAGCTCGTGTCTGGAGCTACACCAGCAATAACCAAATTTTCTTCAGAACTGATAAAAATACTAAATGATCCAAAAATACAAGCCAACATGGCTCTAACTATGAATAAGTTATTTGAAGTCTTGCCAAAACTGATAGAAGTTCTTCCAAGACTAGCAGATGCCATCATAAGGTTAGCTGATATACTTTTGCCAGAACAAATAGATAAAGAGAAAAGGATAGAAGGAAAATCTTATTTCATGGATAAATTTCAAAAATTTAGTAACTCTATGCAGGATAAGGGCTATTTTGTAAAACGAGTTATTACTAATGAAGGTACTACAACTATGCTTGGCGGAAAAACTACATATGTACCTAAAAAATTTGTTGACAAAGATGGATTAATACAAAATAACAGACAAGCTGGACAGACTACATATATTACTAAAGATGGCTTAACACAAGAAGATATAGACAGACATATAGCCAAAAATGGTAATAATGTCACAAGAATTATAGAATCAAGCAAACCTTCTAATTCTGTAAGTCAAACTTTCAACATTTCTATACCAATTCAAAATTCTGGTGGTGATTTAAATGCTGATAAAGCAAAAGAATTTGGCAGAATAATAAAAGATGCTTTGGATCAAGAAATGAAAATGTCTAGCGAAAATTTTAAATCAGGGAGTATTCAATGAGTTTTTTTAGTGAAATTTTACAATTTAGAACTGCTCAAGGTACTGTTGAATCGCTTCTTGCTAAGCAAAAAAAAAGATTAGTGGTTAAATTTAAGGGAGAAAATGAGCCAAGAACAACCAATTTTGACATAATAGAGTCTTTTACCTTCAAACAATCAGTAAAAATAACAAAGAATCCAGTTGAGCAAGGCGTTAATATAAACGACCATCGCATTCAACAACCGATGATTTTTCAAATGAAGGTTGGTGTTAGTAATATAATCAATCCAATTACGGCTTTAACCAGTGAAAATGTCAATAACATCATACAGGCTAGTAGTCTCCAAATATTTGGAAGCAATCTTGCTAACTCAAGGATACAGGCGACCTTTAATGATTTAAAGCTAATAATGACGAATGGCGAGGTTTTTGATATTGATACACCTTCGGGAATTTTAAAGAATTTTCTCATTACTAATATTGATCACGAACATAATAGCGAGAGTATAACTACTTTTGAAGGCTTGATAACTTTTGAAGAAATTCTATTTTTTGACAATTTACAAGATCCAAATACTAATATTTCGGGGGTAAAGAAGCTATCTTTTGTACCAAGTCCAATCCTAACAGCGTTTAATAAAGTTGGAGGTTTATTATGAGTTTAGAGCAAATCCAGTTATTAGAAGGAAAAGAACAAGAAGTATTAGTACCATATGGAAAAGAAATTTTAAAATTTGTAATACAGTTTGACGACTACAACACTCAATGGTTTCTGAACATAATAAACGATCTGACTCAACAAGTTATTGTAAATGGCATCTATTTAATATTAGAAAGGGATGCTCTATTTGGATTGGGGCTTGATTTTGGTTCTCTTGGCTTAACAGATACTGATCCAAATAATGAAGTGCCAGTTGATTTAAAAAATGATCTAGGCGGAAGAATTCAATTAATAAGAGATATTGATGCTTAAGAAGAGAGTAATAAGAACAACAATAAAATTTCCACAAGATGAAAAAGTTTTTTTAAGTAAAGACGGTCGTTTTGATAACTTTGTAACTATGCGGCAAGATTTTGAGGTTAAGGCTTTCGTTAATGTTAACTCTTCTGGACTTCATACTGCTCAGATAAAATTATACAATTTAAATGATGATACCTCAAAAAAAATAGAGAAGGCAGGGCAACTGGTTCTTTTAGAGGCTGGTTGGGAAGGAAGTATTGGCAGAATGTTTGAAGGAAAAATATCAAGTGTTGGCAGAACTAAGCCCACCGTGAGCAATCCTGACATTGTTACAACCTTATTTTGTGTAAGTGGAATTGATACTCTGCAAAAAGGAATTTTTGGCGAAACTGTAATATTTGAGGATTTAGTTGAATTTTTGGCGAAACTAGCTTCAAGATTAGATCTATTCTTGGTCATAGACAAAGATATTGTTGGTGCAATTGTCAACCAAACTTTTTACGGTGATGTAATTAGTATAATTAAAGATTTATCGAGTGAATTTGGATTTGATTTTTACATAACCGAGAAAAATTTAATAGTAAGAAGTACTAGCGAAAAACCTTCTATCAAAACTTACGATCCTTCTAGTGGATTGCTAGATATTCCAGTAGTTACCGAGATGGGCGTTGATTTAAAAGTTTTTCTTGATCCGTTTATAAGCCCGGGCGATTGGTTTAATTTAGATTCTAAATTCGCTAATTTCCAAATTGGAGGATTAGAATTTTTAGATAGAGTAAGGGGCAACCAATTCAAAACTTTTGGTAGACAAATTAACAATAATAGATATCAAGGGACTTACAGAGCTTTAGAGATTTTGCATTTTGGATCATCCCATGAAGACACTTGGGAGAGCCTTATTAAAGGGCAAGGACTGTATAATGTGCAGGATTTGGAGAATTCTAAACGATTATCTTTGACATGAACCTAACCTCAATTTTAAGACAAATAACTGGAACCATAAAAAACGAAATTCGCACCTGCATTCCAGCAGAAATTGAGTCTTTCAATCCACAAAATTTGACTGTGGATGTCAAGTTATTAATTAAAGGTATAAAAATAGGTTCTAATCGGAAAATTAAGTTAGAAACTGGGGAATTAGTAGTAGTAGATGACTATACCATGCCATCGGTTGTTGATGTACCTATCTCTATAGCATGGTTTGGTAATGGTGGTATAACTTTTCCAATAAACAAGGGATTACAAGGTATTTTATTGGTTTGTGATCGGGATATAAGATTTTTTAAAAAAGATCAAAAAGAAAGCATTCAGGGATCTTTGAGAAAATTTAATGTGACTGATTCTATTTTCATACCATTTCTGCCAAAAAGAGCCTCTTTAGGTAATTACAACAATAATGCGGTTGAAATTAAATTTGACAATAATATTGTTCAAGTTAATTCAACTGGAATTAATATTACTGGAAATGTTAATATTACTGGAAATGTGGTAATAAGTGGTCAGACTAGTATTGCTGGGAAAGATTTCATAACTCATACCCATACTTATAATCCCGGGCCATTACCACCAACCCAAACAAGCCCTATAACATGATAAATTTTGATCTAACCAAGGACACTAATGATATTCAAGTAGATGCTGATGGTAATTTCTTGACAACAAAAACAAGAATTAAGGATATTTCACAACTTTTGATTAACCGACTTCAAACTTTTCTTGGAGAAGTGCCAACAAATCTTGACAAAGGCGTTGATTATCATGGCATAGTATTTTCAGAATTTTTAACAGAACAATCCAAAATTAATGAAATTGTGAGGGTGATTATTGAAACGGATGGGGTGATTGGTTTAGAAGATTTTTCTTTCTCAAGTGAAAAACAAGTTACTTCTTATGATTTTGTGATTAAAACTGACGCGGGAGATATTAAATTTAATGAATTATTACAATAAATGGGAATCTTAAACGAAAAAGGCTACGATAGCTCTAATTACGCTACGAAGAGAGAAAATTTGGTTACTGTTTTTAAAACAGCTTTTGGCGATAATCTTAGAACAGAAGAGGAATCGGCACAAGGCCAGATAATAGATTATACAGTTTCTGAAATTGATAATGAGGATAAGATAGGCTTATCTTTCTTTAACCAATTAAACTATAGAAACGCTCAAGGCGTGCTATTGTCGGCAATAGCGGTTACAAAAGGTCAACCTAGAAAGAATGGCACTCAAGCAGTAATTACATGCAATTTTACCAGCTCTTCAACATCTTACACAATAACGGCTGGGTCACAATTTAGGGACACTTCAACTAACTTTATTTTTGAAAATACTTCACCAATAAATATAGCTAATCTAAGTCAATCGGCTCAATTAGTTGCAAAGAATAATGGAGCGACACGACTTATTCCAACCAATACCTTGGAAGCACAAGGATATTATCCTAATCTAACCAATATTGCTATTACCTCAATTCAAGATGGCACTAACGATGAAACTGATAATCAATTAATTGCTAGGCTTGATAATGCAACAAGCGAGACTGGGATTAATGATGTTGATGCAATTTTTGACCGCCTAATTAACCTCTCTAATGTTACAAGGGTGATAGTTCTTGAAAATGATACTGATGCAACGGTTGATGGCATACCTCCTCACGGTATAGAAGCAATAGTGTTAGGGGGTTTGGATGATGATATTGCTAAAATAATATTTAATACCAAAGCAAGTGGCACGCCGACAGCGGGAGATATAGATGTTGTAGTCTTTGATATACAACAATTTCCACGGATAATTAGATTTAGAAGACCTACTTTAGTGCCTATGTACGCTAGGATACGGATAACGCCAAGGCAAGGAAGACCTATAACTGCTAACACGCTAGATTTAAGACAAAAAACTTTAGAATATATAAATGGTTTAAGAATAGGATTTGATGTTTCAAGAACTCCTATTTTTGGCATTTGGGGGGATGGTGATTTTGACATAGCACAGATTAGTCTTTCAACTGATGGGACGGTTTTTGTAGATACTAATATTGATATTGGAACGAGAGAATTTGCTTTTGTTGATGATGTAAACCAGATTATTTTAGAAAATGTCTAGAAAAGACCCGACTATTCTTTTTCAATACAAAGTGTCTCCTAAATTAGGGAGTCTTCTGGAAGGAATAAAACAATTTGTGATTGACAACTCAAAAGAAGATATTTTTAGATTTTTCAATATTGATGAAGCTCGGGGCTTATGGTTGGATCAATTAGGGGCATATCTTGGTATTAATAGACCTCTTATTGATGTAGTTGGCACTAATAATTTCTTTAATTTACAAGACAATAATGTTTTGCAATTTGAGAATGAAGAAGCTTTTGAATTTAATAGTCCAGAAGCACAAGGATTCAGTGCTTTCTTAACGGATTCCTCTTTGATGGATGGCGATGATTTATTAGATGGAACTTCATTTGCTACCGATGATATCTACAGAAACTATATTAAAGGCAGGATTTTTAAAAGGAATTCAAGATTTACAATAGATGATATTATAACACTGTTGCATTTTACTTTTGAAAAAAGTAATGTCTTAATTGAAGAGGATGTAAAGGCTTTAAAAATATTCATTGGTGTTGAAACTGTTGAAGATAAAATAAATCTTGAATTATTAAATGATCTTGACCGAAAATGGTTTGGAACACCTTCAGGTGTGGGAATTGAAGAATTTGAGATATACATATTACCTACTGACTCAAATTTCTTCATTATGGATTATAATGAAATGGACAACCCTAATTACTTAATTGGATAATGTTTAATTACACAAGAATAATCGGCAAAACTTCAACCAATATCAGAACTCCAACTCCTGCAGAAATTGCCCAAGGCAATAATCAGCTAACTATTTTTGAAAGTAGAAAAAATAATGGCTACCTAAATGAGATGAGCCAGCAACTAGGTGATGTAAGCACTGAATTAACTAATCTAATTACCGACGCTGGTTTAACACCAGATGGGACTCTTTCTCAAGTTAGTCAAGCGGTTGCTCTTTTGATTCCATCTTCAACAGCTACTGAAACATATTCTGTCAACAAAGCCTTCACAGTGAATGGTTACGCTGATTATATTAATAAAGTGAGTGATACTTCAATTAGCTTTGATGTTGATAGTGGAGTTACATTTAGTCCATTATCTGTAACATACCCAGACGGAACTATTGAGACATTAACCTCGTTAGCTAATGTAAGCAGCGGTCTTTCCTCTAATGGAACTTATTTCATTTTGAAAGAGAAAGGAGTTCCAACAGCAGTAATTACACTACCAACATCAGTGATAACAGAATCAATCATAGAACCTGCTGTACCAACTAATGGCGATTATTGGCTAGATATTAGCCAACAACCTTATTTGCCTTACAAAAGAGTTGGTGGGGTTTGGGTAGTTACTCAATTTGTTAAATTAGGTCAAGTTAATAAAGCTGCGGGAATTCTAGGAACTCCTAATAGTTATGCTTTGAATGGAAGATATTATGCTGAACAAACAACTTTGGCAAACGGAACTAAATATCTATTTACTCACAATTTGGGCATTAGAGATGTCGTTATAAATAAATATATTGAATGTAAAATTGCTGAATTTGGATATTCAATTGGCGATAGAGTTTATAATAATGATGATGGAGATTCTGGAATAGCATCGCAATTCGTTGGAACAATCGCCACATCTAATCCAGATAATATGACAGCTAATTTAACAACTGGTAACTTAGGAGTGGGTGTAGTTAATAAATCCACAGGTGCTACGAACCTAGTATTTACAACTGCCAATTGGAAAGCAGGTTTAATAATAAAAAGAGATTTTTAACATGATAAAAAGCAATATATACATAAAAAATATAATTACTAATGAAATATTTTTTGGGTCACTTGATACGGAATTGGTAGGCAAAGGCGATTATCCATTGGTTGAGCTATCTGAAAGTGAGACTTTGGATAATGAACTGCGGATAGCCAAGATTGAGAAGGTAAGACAATTAAAGATCAATAGGGATAAAGCTAACATTGCCGATATGATTTCTCACCAAGGCGAGGAGGTATTGGTTAATAGGGATTTAATAGACACAAAAACTGGAGAAGAAGTATTTTTTGCTTTCACAACCAAAGAAACACGCAATCCAGCAACAAACCCATACACTATCTTATCTGATACCATAGCTCAAGGCTCTTTGCATGATGATTATTATTTAAGATATAGTTGCAAGATAATTGAAGGGGACACAGTAAGAAAAGGATATATCGCTTTAGATAAATTACTTGCCACCTCTCTACTAGATCATGCTAGATTAAGAAATACGACCAATATTGGTAGAGCAAATAATTTAGAGGATGAAATTAATGCTATAGAAATTACCGATGATATAACTTGTCAAGAAGCAATAAAATTGATTAATGATATTGATATTATATTCTAAGATATGCCAGTTTTAACCGATCCTTCCATAAAAACAGTAACCAGCCTTAATTCTGCTGATCTACTATATTTAGTTGATGTATTAGATCTAAGTAGCAGTCCTGCTGGGACAAGTGCCAAGATCACGAAACAGGACGCTCAAAATAGTTTTCAAGACAATTTGGGCGATTCTGCTTTTGAAGATATTGCTACTGATGTTGAAATTTTCCAAAAAGATAATCAGAAACCTATTTCAGGAGAGGGATTATTTAACAGTCCTTTTTTTCATCAATGGGCTGTTAATAACACAAGTATTCCATTAACTCAATTAGTACCAACTGGGACACCAACTGCTATTGGTTTTAATATTCTTACCCCTCTTTTAGAGAGTGCTGAGGTCAAGTTTTCCAATATTCCTTTAAATTTCAAGAATATTGCGAATGTAAATCAGTTAAAAATTTTGAATGAAACTGTTAATAAATTGCTTTTTCCTTCAAATTTGAATACTTTTAATAATACCTTTGTTGCTTATTCAATCAGAATCAATTTAAAACTAGATTTTAGTGCATTATCTAATAATGTTACAGTGTTTTATTTAAATCTAAGAAGATTTGTTGATAATTCTATCATAGCATCGTATAGTTTTGTTAGAACTGACTTTCCAGCTATCACAGATTTCCCTTTGACTCATATAATTAACACCTTTGTTGCCACTGAAACAGATCCTTTTGTTGTTGATGGTTGTTATATAGATATATTAAACGATTCAAATTCTGCTGGAACGGTAACTCTAAAATCAGTTCAGGTCACTATTTTTAAAACTTAAAATTATGAGCTTTCCAAATAAAAAATATGAATTTCTTTTAGAAGAAAATAAAATTTACAGATTGGAATCCGTGGATTTTGTCAATGCACCAAAATCAATCCATATATCAGGGACTGGAACCGTGGATATAAGAGGTTGCACAGAAACCCCAACTAGTTTGAATGATGATAGATTAACACTGGATGAGGGAGATACAAATATATTTGGATTTTTTCAGATGGCAGAAATTAATTATATTAAAATTACCCCCAATCAGGAAGGAATTAGAAGAATTGTCTTAAGTGGCTTTAATCAGCCAGAAATTATATTTGAATAAAATGGCAATAACAAAAAAAGGAATTCTAGATATACCGCCTAGTGGTGGTGGCAGTGGTGCGGTTGATTCAATTTTTGGAAGAATCGGTGCAGTTATTGCTCAGCCTGGAGATTATGATGCTCAAAAAATCACAAATATCCCTTCGGGAAATATTACTGCGACCAATATACAATCGGCAGTTAATGAAATAGATATTAGAATAGATAATATTAATCTAGACTCTTTTATAAATGCAATTATTTTTTAAAATATGTCTTCTTCCATAATAACGCAAACAACGGTATTCAATCCAGCACTAAAAACTCTTGATTTCTCTGCTTGGACTGCCCCTGCGTTTGACCCTAGAAAATTACTCGCTGTTATTAACAAGTCACAGAATCCAGATGTTATAATGTATAGGGTACTTGGTGGCACTGGTCTTGAAGGTACTTTTACCACGAATATTGTAACACTTGATCTAGATACAACCAGTTTTAACGCTTCTGACATTTTAGAGATACATTATGGAGATGATGCAACTGCGACTTTGCAAAGTCAACAAAACACTTTAATTGGTGCAGTAAATGAAACCGTCCCAACAAACGATACCGATAGTAGTGGTATTAACGGTCGTTTGCAAAGAATAGCTCAAAATATTACTACCTTAATTAGCAGAATTCCATTATCATTAGGGCAAAAAGCAAAAGACTCAAGCCTTGCTGTTACCTTATCAACCGAGGACATAGCAGTTCTAGGCTCTCCTTTTCAAGCTGGTGGAAGCATTGGCAACACCTCATTTATTGCGAACGCAGGCACTAATCTAAATACCTCTGCCTTGGCTTTAGAAGCTACACAATCTACCTTAGTTACAAATCTAGGCTCTCCTTTTCAAGCTGGTGGCAATATAGGAAATACCTCTTTTAAAGCTCAATTGCAAGATAATGCTGGAACTCCAGTTACTCTTGGACAAAAAGTAGCGTTAAGTTCAATTCCAGTAGTTTTAGCTTCTGATCAAAGCTCAATACCGACTACTTCAACTTTAAATGCAGAAACAAATAAGGTAATTGGCGTTGTTAGAAATTCAGACGGCACAGGTAACTTATTAAGCTCCACTGGAAATGCTTTAGACATTAATATTAAATCAGGAAGCATTGGCAATACTTCTTTTACAGTAAATAATGCGAATGGAGCTTCAGCCGTTAATATTCAGGACGGGGGAAATTCAATCACAGTTGACGCCTCCGCCTTACCTCTTCCCGCAGGAGCTTCAACTTCTGCACTACAAACTTCTGGGAATACTAGTTTAAGTAATATTAATGTTAATTTGGGTTCTATTTCTGATGTTGTAGCACCCAATGATACTGGCAACTTTAGCATAATTGCTTTTATCAAAAGAGCCTTGCAAAACTGGACTTCTTTATTAACTGATAAAGTGATTATTGGACAATCGGCTCAAACTGCTATTGTTAGTAATATATTGAATAACCCTTCTAGTGGCGTCTGGACTGATTGCAGTGGCTATTGTTCTGCAAAAGTAGCAATTGTCGGAGGGGCAAATGCAGCGGGAAGGTTGATTTTTGAAGGGTCTATGAATGCGTCAACGGCTTTTGATATTGTCACCTATAGATCTGATCTAAAAGAAGGTGGAAAAATTGGATTATTTCCTTCAGAAGATTTAAACATTGGAGGAATCAGTACATTTGACATACCTATTAATTTTCCATTTATCCGATTAAGAATTGCTGATACTCTTGGAGCTAGTATTCAAGCAACTATTACCTTAAAAAGATCTGAATTTAATCCTAAACAAGAAGGTGATAATTATCATTTTGGTACTGCTCAATCAGCTGTAACTAGTAATATACTAACTAGAACAACCTTAGCCCTACCGTTTCTTGACTGTAGTGGCTTTAATTCGGCTATGGTTCAAATCAAATCAACTGGCACTGGAGGAACTTTTAGATTTACTGCGTCAAATTATGAAACTGATTTTAACCCAATCCCAGTATATAATCAGTCCACAGGTCAGCTTATTGCTTCACCTATAACCGCTGTACCTTTTACTACTTCTTATAAATTTCCTATTGAATTTATAAATTACAGGCTCGAAATTGTAACGCCAATCACGGGAGGGGCAATTCAAGCATTTACTAGATTATCGACCAAACCATTTTCTGCAACTAAACCTAAAGAAATAAGTCCATGGAATGCAAGTGTTCTATTGGGAAGTCTTATAGGCAATAGCACTTTGGTAAAATCTGCTCCAGCTTCTGGTTTAAAAAATTATATCACTTCAATTCAAATTGTAGGTACAAATACGGGTGTAATAGTTGGTATTGCCCTTATTAGCAATGGAGTTTCAATATGGCAAGGTGTATTGCCTGTTGGTCTAGCTTCTACACCAATGATAATTAATGCGATATTTGATACTCCTATTGCTGGAGAAGTTGCAACCTCAATTACTTGTTCTAAAGTGACTCCTGGTACTGTTACGGGCATTGCTGCCGCAGGAAACCTGATGCTCAATGTTCAAGGCTATATTTCTTCTTAATTACTAATTTTATCAATTCTAAACTTAAAAAAAAATGACAAAAAACTACAACGCAACTCTTGGAATACCATATGTTAAAACCTTTAATATCAATTTTGACTATTCATGCTATGATAATAGGGAGGTGGCTTTGTCTGTTACAGAAACCATGGGCATAAAAGATTCACAAGGCAAATATCTTGATATTTCAGGATTATATTCTGATTCTTTTTCAGAATTTATTACAACAAATGAAATGGATAACACAACATTTCCTTTAATTAATGTTGACACTGGGGAAGAAACAGAGCAAACAATGACAATAAGAGAGATGAACCAAGTTCTTATATCTTTTGTTAGAAAATATCAAAAAGAAAGAGATAACCCAGTAGTTACTAACTAGATAATCCAGTAAGCTAACTATGGAAGACTTTTCAATCTTAACAGTATCATCCCCTTTTAGGTTTAAAACTTTATTTACTAAACCTTTAAAATATATTATACAAATATTCACAGGGGACGCTTCAGAACACGCAGCGAAATATCAGAAAGGATTTGTAATGAATGTATCAGGAAAGGGGTTTGAGAAAATCCCTTTTGATAAGTGGATGGAGCGTTACTCTGTTAATGGTGCAAAAATACATGAATATATATTGCCCTATAAATTAACACCTCATCAAGAAGAGCTTATTGATGCTTTTGATAATAAATGTCTTGATAAAAATTACGATGTCCCCGCTGCCATGCTATCAGTTTTTGACGAGATAAAATTTATTAGAACTCTGATCAAAAGATTTAGAAAAGAAGAGAAGGGAATATTTTGTTCACAACAAGCATTTTCTAGTTTAGTTGCTGGTGGTATATTTCCACCACAACAGGATTTAGTAAGTCCGTCAGAGCTAAAGAAGATGTTAATCAAGAAAGGATGGGAAAAAAATAAGATATCATGACCAAAAAAGGCTTTCTTCATAAGTTAATTTGCCCAGTTGTTAGCTCGTTAACAACAATGATTGCAATATTACTAATCTTTGTAGCTTGTATCCTTCCATTCATCACTAGCCAAGCTTTAAAGCAAAGTCAGTCAGTTGATTTGATAACTAAAGAAGTGGATAAAATAATAAATAATTGTGGTAAAGATTTTAGAGTTAGCTGGATTGTTGTGGACCCGAACAAAAAAATATACAAATTTCACGATGTTAGGGGTTTAAATGCCGATTCATCCGCTATAGTAAGCTCTAAAAATCCTCAATTAAATCCGTTTTATGCTAAAATACACAAAATTGATCCCGTTACATTCTCATTTTTAGATAAATTTGACAATGGAGCAGCTGGATTCTATCCTGAAATTTCGTTTTTTAATGATAAAAAATCAGCTAGAGATATGATTTCTTCTTCTAATAAAATAATATTTAAGGTGGGTATTTCTGTTACAAAAAATATTCTTGATAATATGGTTTATGTATTTATAGCAACAATAACAAGTGATAGTTATAATGTATGTAGCAAAGATGATATTGTTACACATCTGGAGGATCTATCAATATATGCTAAGGGGATATAGTGAGTCAATGGCTAATTAACAACCTTTGGGAAATAATACTGCTAATAATTGGGTGCATATTTGCGTTAATTAAGTTTAATTATACATTGTTCAATAGAGTTATTAAAACAGAAATTGAGAATAACAATCTAAAATTGAAGTCTGAAATAAAAA